GTCGACAAGAGTCGTTTAGTTGTGGGTGCAAAGTCAAGGTTGGACGTTCCAAAGGTTAAGCGAATATGTTCCATGGCAAAGTTGGTGTGCCGGCGATAGACTGTACGGAAATGAGTCATGGACGGTTTTCCGTTAACCAGTTCATTCTGTGCCCCTACGGACACCAGTTGCATCAACGCCCCTGGCATTTGTATCTAGGCGCACTGATTCTTTATATGCGAATAAGCAATGGAAGAAGGGTTCTCGTTGAGCAGAGGTCCGATGGGTCGAGCACCGCCACGTGATGCATGTCAAGAGGTTTGGGAACGAGGCTACAAGGTAGTTGATCCTGACCTTTTATACAAAACATCGATGCCGTGTTTTTCTAGACCCGTTAGATGGCCCAACGGAAAACGTTACTTGGTGTTCCCTCCCGAACGAGAAGACTTGTATATCAACTACGTGTACGGAATGCCCCTTTACAAAGACATCGGCGGGTTACCACAAGGTGTGTACACGTGGATCTTGTATAAGACCGGACCAGGGTCACCGGTTCAACTGGCGATTGCACAGGTGGACTCGCCACTCGAGATTGGAGTCAATCATTCAGCACTTGCCATGCGTGTAAAGGCAACAACAATCCATGGAGCCGGTGAACTTTTAGTTGAGCTTGCCGGAGTGTACTTCAATCTAGAATCCGGTACGTTTACTCTTAATTGGCTTAATTCGCGTGATGGAAGTTCCTGCGAACGCGCAGAGTTCGAAGAATACCTCAAAGCTAAATTCCTAGAGAGAGCACCAATTGCAGTGTACCGTGAAAAAACATACATCAGTACATTACAGTTTACAAATGCCTCTCTTGAGCTGTATGCTGCTGCCGGATTCAGAATAATGGAGATGCCACCTGGTCTAGGCCTAGGTGACGGAAAAGATAGGAATGGTATGGCGTGTTCCTCATTTGTGGGGGATTACTTGTTTGTCGTTTCTCACACTCCAGAAGAGATCGACAAATACCTCGAAGCACAAAAAAGAGTGATAAAGGATGCGTTCAAAAACGACACCGCCGACAAGGCTCGATTTACTGCATTATTTTCAGTACTAGGTCTTTCAGAAGATCGAATTAGACAGCTTGTCCAGTGAGGCAGCACAAGCTCGTATACGTAACGGGACCGATTGCGACATTGTTCACATTGTTCGAAGCCGGAGGTGCCAGGCGGCTCGTGTACACGGTCGCAGCATTTGCCTTGACCGAAAGGTACATGCTGTTGTATTCGCGATTCGGGGGAGGCGGGCTGGTATTGTAGGTGGCAGCAATAATCTGCCTCTTTTTCTCCGTGACATAGTCCTGCATGGAGTTCACTTGGTGAGACATTCTGATTTATAGAGAACGGAAGAGAAAACGCAAACCATGCGCTTCCTCTTTATCAGTACACACGTTGATCAGACAACCGGGTATTCCAAGGTCGCATACAACATGCTTCGCCAGCTCGGGTCTCTCGCTCCCAAGGTTAAGACGTTCCATTTCGGATTCCAGCGCCACCCGAATCGCCCCGGCCACCGCAAGATCCCGGAGGGTGTTATCGCGTACGATGCAGCCGCGAATGAGGATCCCAAGGAGGAGGGCTTTGGCTTCAACAAGATCAAGGAGTATGTGGAGACTGTGACGCCGGATGTGATCATGATCTACAATGACCCCCTGATCATCTGCAAGTTCTTCGAGGCGCTGAAGCTCGATAAGGACAGCAAGCCGCCGTACAAGATCTGGCTCTATGTTGACCAGGTGTACCACGGTATCAACCAGGGTCTGATCGACGGCATGAACCAGCACGCCGACCGTATTTACTGCTTCACGGATTCGTGGGCCGAGACGTACTGCAAGTACCAGGTCAAGGATCGTAGCGTGGTGCCGCAGGTGATTGAGCACGCCGTGGATCCTACCATGTTTACGAACATGCCTCGGGGCGAGCGCGCATCTCTTCGCACGAACTTCAAGATTCCGTCGGATGCACTCGTGTACCTGAACATGAATCGCAACAGTCAGCGCAAGCGCCTTGATGTGACCATCATGGGCTTTGTGCGTCTCTTGAAGGCTGGCTCGGTTCCGAATGCCCATCTCCTGATTGTCACAAACGTCAACCCCCAGTCGGGAGCATATTATGACGTTCAGCGTATTTATCAGGATTCGCTGACCAAGGATGGTCTGTCCGTGGATGAGTATGCAAAGCGTCTGATGGTCGTGGACACGGCACCGCCCAATGTCATTAACGACGAGACAATCAACCAGATCTACAATCTGTCGGATATCGGCGTGAATACCAGTGACGGCGAGGGATACGGTCTCTGCCAGCTCGAGCACCTGTACACGGGCGCGCCGCAGGTGGTGACGGATGTCGGAAGCTATGGTTCTTTCCTCGATGATACGGTGTGCGACACAATCAAGACGACGCCTGATTCGCGCTACTACTTTCCGGGTGGAATGCCGCTTGGTCTGTATGCTCCCACGTTCGAGGTTGGGGCAGTTGCAACTGCACTCGAGTCGGCTGCCAAGAACATTGACACTCGTCGTGCGGCCATTGAGAAGTATACCTTCAAGAGCTGGGCCAAGGTGTGCGACCCGTGGCTCGAGGATGTTCACCAGGCAAGCACGTAACGGACCTTGCCCTCCGATTCACGCTGACCCACCTTGATTAATCGCCGATTGTCCTCATAGGCTGCCGGATCAAAAAGTTCTTGCGAATCAAGATCGTATAAGAACGGGATCCCCTTGATCATAGCCTTTTGCAGGCGGCGATGCTTGCGTGACATGTTACGCAAGTAGGATTCGTCCTGGTCGTCTGACTTCAACGAAGGCTTGAAGGCAAGTTCATCACCACGCACAGTGCTATCAAACCGCATACATGACAAGACAGGCTTTTCGCGACTATGGAGTTTCCGGTGAACTTCGCAGTCGATGGCAGACTGTTTGAGCAAGGTGCCAATACGCTGATTCACCAAATCCTTCTTGTAGGTCACGTCGTACAGATATTCGTCTGTGGACATGAAACTTTCCACGGGCTGACCTTCATATCGCTTGGTGGATGTATCCGCCTTGCGAATGGCTGCAATATTGGGAAAGTCGGATGTTTTGGCCTTCTTTTCATTAAAGACGGACAGGTAAAAACTGACCCTGACTGTCCGCTCCTCCTGTGGCAAGGTTGCGTGGGAGCAAATACGAATGGCACGACCAATTACTTGATCATGGCGTGCAGGTGTCCAGTAGGGCTCCATAATGTGAACATGCCGGACATTGGCCAGAGTAATTCCCTCTGCGCCAGACGATGAAGCCATGAACAGGCACAAAATCTTCTTACCGCGCGAGGCAATGCTGGTCTTGAGTGATTCGGGGAATTTGGGCTCGTATCGTCCATTGAAAATCTGGCGGAAATATTCGCGCTCTTCTTCCTTCTCTTCGCCAGAGTAAAAGGCATAGGCTGGTTTGTCTGTCATATTGGGATCTTCAACCCACTGACTGTTCTGCTTGACGATCTTGTACGGCTGCCACCCATTTGCATCGAGTACGGCGGAAAAGACACCAAGACCTTCGAGTGTACGGTACTGCGAGTAGACGAACTGATTGCGCCACTCGGCTCCATCTCCAATGTCGAGATTGTCGAGGATCCGGAGAATTTTAGGCGCACAACTGGCCAGTGCCTTCTTGGACAGGTACTTATCCGGATTCGCACGCAACGCATTCAGCAGCTCGGGTTTATCGAGAACAGATTTTTCATCCTCTTCATCCTTTGACGTGTACTGGGCCCGCAAATCGGCCGGGATTGCATAATTGCAGACGAGACGAGACTTGACACGAAAAGACTTGAAGTCTTCATTTAGGGGATTCTGTGTCTTTTTACTGTTTGCCTTGAGCTCACTCCAGCGTGTTTCCAAGTACAAGGTGAATTGTTCCTCGGACATTTCCACCTTTTCAAGCATCTTGTCATCCTCCACGCGACGAGGCAGCAAACGTTCATCGGCACCCTTGAAGTACGAGACTAATCCCTGGATACGTTTCTGAAAGAGAAGAGGGTTCTTGATGTTGAGACCATCGAGAAACATGGTTGCGAATTCTTCGAAATTGGTGGGCAAACACTCGAGCTCTTCAACAGTGACGCGATCCACAGCAATATCTGATCCATTTTCAGTATCAAACTTCTTCTTGATACTTGTCACCCAATCAGATGCCACGGGAGTATACGGCATATCCTTCTTGTACTGCACTGCAACACGCTCGCCCGTCTTGTTGTACACAGTGGAGAACTGGGGAGGATTGCGCGTGACCATTGCAACCTTCTTGACTGCATTGAACTCGATCGTGTCCACGTCCCGCATCTCGCGCAAGGTCGTGGTCATTTTGCCTTCGTCCCACCCCTGCAGATTCTTAAAGGGGATCACGATACGCTCAATGGGTCCACGCAACAAGTTCATCAAGTATGCAATTTCATTGGGACGGTTGATCACGGGCGTTCCGGACAAGGCAACCACTTTGCATCGCTTGGCACGGTACAGGGCCTTGTACACGGGCTCGATGACACCCTCCTTGTCGGCGATACGGGAAATGAAGTTGTGAACTTCATCGATAATCACTACATGGTCTTCGTACGGGTTCGGTCCGTCCTCGGTGATGAGCTCTGCAACCTTGGCGCGAGTCAAGCCGTTGTAATTGATGAAACTGAAACGACGATTCAAGACGTCAATGACTTGAGCGCGCACAACATCTTGATCCGTCTTGGGAAGTGCAGAAAAGTTAGCCGCCTGTCCGGGTGCAGTAACAAAGTACCGTCCGTACTTTTCCAGGAATTCAGGGGAGACGCCGAGCGCAAGGGCCTCCTCCTTGTTACCTTCAGTCACTTGCCTCGAACTCCAGTTTTGTTCAAAATAGATCGGGCATGTCTGGAACTCACCCTGGTAATTGGTACGCAGGGAGGCTGGAGTCATGACAATCACCTTCATGGACGACAGGAGTGACTCGGCGATTGCAATTGACGAACATGTCTTGCCGGATCCAAGACCGTGATACAGCAAGATGCCGCGGTACGGGGTCTCGATCATCATATAGTCCCGGACCAGCTTTTGGTACGGTAAGAGCTCGCGTGACGTTGTTTGCTTGAGACACAGGTCGACATCCTTATCTTCGGCGAGGGGGTCCCGGTCTTCGCGACGGTACTTGAGGAAAATACGAGTGATGGAGTCGGCAAATGCTTTCCGGTTCGGTAGAACGTAGTCCATTGTTTTTCGTTGCGATTTGATAATGGAGCCGTTCACACGGAAAAATCATCGCATTTGGATGGTCTCCTTCTATCTGTTCCTAATGGCACTCTTCCTGTACGTGAAGCCGTCCGCCGCGTTTGGTCGCGAAGGGCGGATCCGTCCGTTCGGGACGGGTACAAAGGATGCCACGATCTTTCCAGTATGGTCATGGGTCTACGTGATTGCCGTGGTGTCGTACTGTATCACCATTTACTTTGCAGGCTACTCGCTCTCATAAGTCTCGACAATCGTCTTGAGCGTATTGAGCATTTTTTGACGCTCGAGATGGTGAGGACGCACGAATGCACTACACTGGTTCAATGTCTTCCACCCGATACCTGAAATTTCACGCCGCTGCATGTACGTGAACCGCTGTGTAAGATCGATCATGCCACCCTGATTCAAGAGACCGACAAAGTAGACGTGGCGGTACTCGATGCCGTTAAGTCCTGTAAAGGTCTCCTCCAACACCACATTGCGCAAGAGCGTGTAGGCTTCTCGGGGAATGTTGGTCTCCTCATTGAACTCGCGAATCGCACATTCAACATCAGTCTCGGCGCGTATTCTTCGTCCCTTGGGGAATCCCCACTCGGGTTCCGGATACGGAGATGGACACTTTCGAATCAGTGCTTCCATATCGACACTATTGAACTTGTCGCGCGCCTGGGTAAATTCTGCAGTCATGTGGTCTTCCCCCCACGACTGTTTCCAGATTTCCTCAAACGTCAGTGTTTTCAACATGGCCTGCTCGGACTGGGTCATGTTGGTCACAAGTGTTTCCAGATATGACAAATTTTCAGGGTCATATTTGCCCCGGAGAATTTCGGCAAAGCTCATGCTGTCCTTGCGCCGGATCATGAGAAGACATGCAGTCGTAAAGGATGCGGGAAGGCGGGTCGTATCGAGAAGAATGATACCGCACGACAAGACAGGTTCGCCACATGTCCTGAAGACGTGACCCTTTTCACCGCAATTATTGCAATACATTGCCATTGTACTTGAAGCTCGTATCGGAGGCAAAGTTCGTTTTTCCATTGCTAGTCATAATAAAGTTTCCTTGTAAGCATCAATGGCAAGTCCCGGTTATTCAAGTGTAACCACTAACTATGCGTCTACCAGCCTCGGACAAGTGCCTGGGGGCAAGATGTCTGCAGTGTGGGTCGTGGGTGTCGCGCTTCTCGCGATTATCATTGTCTACTTTTTGCTGCAAACGACCAAACTTTCCTTGACGAGCTCCGTTCCGGTTGTGACGAATACCGTGGATGGATCCTCGGCAACCATTGTCAATGCATCCTCCTTCCCGGCATCCCAAGTGTCTGATTACGGAATGCAGTTTTGGATGTACATTGCAGACTGGAACTATCAATTCGGTCAGGACAAGCCGGTGATCCAGCGCGTGGACCCGACGAATAACTCGATCATGAACCCGAGTATCTTGCTGGATGCCATGACGAACAGTCTGCATTTCAATATTAGCACGTATTCGGGTGACTCGACCGATTCGGGGGCTTCAGCTCCTGGTGGATCGGGTGGATCCTACGACGACAAGTTCACGTGCACGGTGGAGAACGTGCCTATCCAGTCGTGGTTTGCCGTGTCCCTAACTGTCTTCCAGCGCAATGTGGATGTCTACATTAACGGCAAGCTTGTCAAGTCCTGTGTGCTTCCGGGTGTGCCCAAGCCTGCACTGGGCAATGCGACCATCGGTGGATCCAAGGGATTCTCCGGATCCGTGTGCGGACTCACAGTTACACCGGGTCAATTGGTGCCGGGCGATGCTGCCAACTTTTATGCCGCGGGAACACCGTGCTCGTCGAACCCGGGCGGTTCTGCAACATCCACATCCCCTCTCTTCTCTCTCTTTGGGTACACGGTTGTGTTCCAAATCAACAATGCAGATGGCAAGAATATCTTGTAAGTTTACACATCACCCACTTCAACAAATTATGAAGATTCTCCTCAAGTGTCCAACACGTGCCCGTCCCCAGAAGGTGATGGACACGTTGAACAAGTACATGAACCTGGCCAATCGTCCGGACCAGATCGGTGTTCTGGTATCATGTGATACCGACGACACGACCATGACCCGTAATCTGGTTCGCGAGGAATTGACACGTATTCTTTCCAAGGCTGCATGGTCGAATATCGTGTATGGAAACAGCAAGTCCAAGATCGAGGCGTGCAATGCAGATGTCGCATCGGTTCCGTGGGAGTGGGACGTGATTGTCCTGGTGTCCGATGACATGATTCCCCAGGTCAAGGGGTACGATGACGTCATTCGTTCTCATATGATGACCTTTCCATCTACGGATGCGATTCTCTGGTTCAATGATGGGTTTCAGCAGGATAAGCTGAACACCTTGACTGTCTTTGGGCGCAAAATGTACGACTCCTTTGGGTACCTCTATAACCCTGCCTACACGAGCCTCTTTTGCGATACGGAACTCACGGATCTGTGCCGCACGAAGCTGAAGGATACGTGTTTGTATGTGCCCTACTGCATTATCCGCCACGAGCACCCGGCAACAGGATATGGTGGAATGGATGGTCTGTATCAGACAAACAATCAGTACTTTGAAAAGGACCTGAAGACGTATATTTCTCGCAAGGCGTACGAATACGATTGGTCTGTCTTGATTCCTACCATCCCGGGCCGTGAAGAGAGGCTGCAGACGCTTATTAAGCGCATCCGTCACATGTGCAGCGTCCACGAGATCAAGGTCGAGATTTGTCTCAACTTTGATAACCGGGAAAAGAGTGTTGGCTTGAAACGTCAAACCCTCTTGCAGAGTGCGCAGGGAAAGTACATGTCCTTTGTCGATGACGACGATGAACTCACCGACTTTTACTTTGAGGATCTGAAGGCAACGATCGAGGGAGCATACGAGTGTATGCGCTTGCGTGGCTCGATTACACCATACACCTTTACCCACAGCATTGCAAACGTCATTACAGGGTTCATGGCACGAGGTGAGGAGTTTCTCCGTCCTCCGAATCATTTGAATCCAATGATGACCGAAATTGCCAAGTTCATTCCGTTCAAGGATGCAACTCGCGGAGAGGATCTCGATTGGACTCTGACTCTGGCTCGCCATGGCTTCCTGAAGAACGAGTACATGCCATCGCACGATCGCATCCACTATGTGTACAATGTTCGGACACCGGTGAATCAGCAGACGATTGAGTATCAGCAGACGCATACGTACGAGGAAATGCTTCAGCGGATCTGGATCGGGGCGAATCCACCCCCTCGTCCACAAAGTCGCGGAGGACTTCGTTTGGGCACAGCTGGATTTACGCGCGCCTAATTTTTACGCGGTAAGACACAATGAGTCTGACTAACATCGCAATGGGGGCCGGAGTCCTTCTATTGATCGGTCTGGGATATTGGATCTATACATGGATGACGGGTGCATCGGATCCAACCAAGACCATTGTGCAGAATGGATCCGTGTCGGGCCTTGTGGATACAGACACGACAACTACAATCCCCAAGTCGTTCAACCAGCCCGAAGGTGCTGTGTTTTCATATGCGGGGTGGCTGACAGTTTCGGATTTCACAATCAATTACGGAACCAAGCGGCTCATCTTTACTCACAATGATTGCCCGGGCCTGTACCTCGATAGCACGTCCAACTCCTTGATGCTCGTTCTGAATACGTTTGGAGCAACCGAGACGGTTCTGATCCCGAACATTCCAGCCAACAAATGGATCCACTTTGCCATTGTCGTCAACCAGTATTCAGTGGATATTTATATCAATGGACTGATCCGGCAGCACCATACGCTCAACCAGCTCCCCAAGCAGCAGGATGGAAATGTCGTGATTGGATCGGCATCGACGGGATTCCAAGGGTTTGTGTCCGGATTAACGTACTATAGCCGAGCCCTCACAACAACGGACATTAAACTGATGCAGGGATCGGTTCCGCCTAACCCGGCACCCGGTCCGTCTGGACCGCAGTACTTTGCAACCTCGTGGTACACTGGGTAAAAGATCTAGTACCAAGAGTAAGAAGAATGTCCGCAGGAGGACAGCGCGGCACCGACCTTTCCGGAATCGTGACAATGCGCATTCGTGATGCTGCAGACGTTACTACTCAAAACAAGTC